ACCTGGCGCAAGTTGTATAAGGGTATTGCTCAGACAAAGTCAACGACCAAACAGGTCAGCGACTCAACCGGTATGCTGGAATCCCTCGCGATTACAGATACGCTGGTGATCGACAACGCTCCGGACCCCGCAGGGATGCGCCTGTCGGAAGAGTTTCCGTTCTTGGAAAGTCTGTCGCAGGACATTCAGAATACGCTGATCTACGGCGACGTTCTGACTAATCCGGACCGTTTCACCGGTTTGACAGAACGCTATAACTACTACTTCAGTGGTTCGGGCGATGACACTCTGTCAAGCTACAACGTCTTCGACGCAACCGACACCAACAGTGGTGGCGACAATACGTCCATTTGGTTGGTCGGTTGGGGTCCGCGCGCTGTTCACGGCCTGTACCCGCAGGGTTCCAAGGCTGGTATCGACGCCGAAGATTGGGGTCGTGACCTGGTGCAAGATGCAAACAACGACTACTTCCCTGCGTATCGCACGCAGTACAAGTGGCACGCTGGTTTGACGGTGCGCGATTGGCGCGCAGCAGGTCGTATCTGTAACATCGACCTGAGTAACCTGGAAGCGAACGGCGCTACTGCTGCCGGCCTCATCAACTTGATGATTCGCTTGTCGGAGCGTTGCCATCTGAACGGCACACGGCCGGCCTGGTATATGCATGAACGTGTTCGCACCTTCCTGCGTATTCAGATGTTGGAAAACAACAACACCAACGTGACTTTCGAGACTGTCGAAGGTAAGAAGGTGATGATGTTCGACGGCATTCCGGTCCGCCAGTGCGATCAGATCAGCACCGCTGAAACCGCAGTCGTTGTCCAGCCGTAAGGTTGGGCGACATAACGGAGGATTGATACAATGATTATCGATTCATTGCTAGAGTTCGCGGACAGCCAGGACATCGGTAGCCTTACCGCTGCCGGCGACGCAGACGCTAACGCGTCTACGAACGTCCTGGACCTGGGCGCTGCTGGTGACGCATACGACGAACTGTATCTGCACATTCTCATCGATGGTGAGGCTGTTGCTGGTACGTCTTCGACTGTGCAGTTCTACCTGCAGGCGTCTGCGACAACCACGTTTAACGCCACGTTTGCCACGGGTGCCATTTGGAACTCTGACGCAATCGCGGAAGCTACGTTGGTTGACGGATACAAAGTGGCTACGGTTCGCCTGCCGAAACCGGACGTCGCTCTGCGCTACCTGCGCCTGGCCTACGATGTTGGCACTGCTAACCTCACGGCCGGTATGGTCAGCGCATTCCTGTCGCCGTCGCTTGATACCAATACGTAAGGAGTCTGATGTATGATTATCGTTTGCGCAAAACGAACATACTTCACCCCGACGCCACCCGTCCGTAAGGACGGCCACTGGGTTGAGCCGGCTAACTACGTGAAGCCGCGCATCTATGAACCTGGTGAGCAGGTCGAGTGGAAAGGCAAAGAAGTGCCGAAGTTCTTTATCAAGGCGCCGGTCCAACCGGAACCGCCGAAGAAAAAGACAACGCGCAAGAAGCCTGCCCCGAAGCCTGCAGTGGAAGCAGGGGACGATATCCTGACGGATGACTAAGGTTGTCGGGGCGGGGTAACTCCCGCCCCGATGCCCTTTTCATAGCGAGGTGGCCAGTGGCGCTACGAAGTCCTTTTAAGTCGTGGAAACGCACGGTTGCCGGCCGTTGGGTGGCTGTTACGCCCGATGACAACACCGACATACCTGGCAACTCTGTGCCGGTCGCGTTGCAGATCGGCACCGCCGGCAACGTCGTTGTTCAGCAGGGCGATGCTACCGATCTGACTATTTACGGCCTGCAGGCTGGTCAGATCATTCCAGGCGCGTTTACGCGTGTGAAGTCTACCGGCACGACTGCCGGCCAAATAAGGGCGATCTACTGATGACGCACTTCGCTCTAAGTTTTAAACTGGTGTCTGCACCGCTCACACTGAGCGCCATTCTCGAAACCTTCCGCCTGACCCTGGAAGACGGCAGCGGACATTTGCTTCTTGAAGACGGCAGCTACCTGCTACTTGAGAATGCACCCTAATGGCCAAACCAAGAGAACGGGAAAGGGACGTAGACCCTGGCCGGCGTACTGAGCGCGTACCGTATCGCCGCCTACAAGAGGTCACCCTTGGTGACAGCCCCAGTGTTGACGCCTTTGGTCGACTGCGCATTGCAGACCCTTACACCCTGTTTGACTCCAAACAGATATTTGACAACCAGCCGCTGTTGTGGGACGAATCCCTTGAGAGCGGTGGCGGCATTTCATCGGCGCACTCGACCGATACAGCATCTACTGTCATCACCTCGACGGTATCGACCGCTGGCAAGTTTACCCGTCAAACATTCATGCGGTTTAATTACCAGCCAGGGAAGTCGCAACTAATCAACATGACCGGCATCCTTGTGCGTGATACCAGCGGCACAGGAGTTGCGCGGCGTATCGGGTACTTTGACGATAACAACGGCCTGTTTTTTGAAGAGAGCGAGGGTGTGGTTGGTGTTGTCAGGCGCACATATGTCACTGGGTCAGCGGTTGATAACAGAGTTGCGCAGTCGAGTTGGAACCTTGACACGATGGACGGCAACGGTCCAAGCGGCGTCACTATTGATTGGTCGCTGACGCAGATTTTTGTTATAGATTTCGAGTGGCTTGGCGTCGGGCGCGTTCGTATGGGCCTGAATGTGAACGGTGCGACCTACTACGTCCACCAGTTTCTCAACGCCAACGTGCTGGACAAGGTTTATATGTCTACGCCAAACCTGCCGCTGCGTTATCAAGTAGAGACAACAGCATCATCACCAGCCGTTACGATGGAGTGTATATGTACGTCTGTCGTAAGCGAGGGTGGTCAATCGAAGAACGGTGTTTTGCGGTACGCATCGACTGAGGGTACGCACGTGGCGTGTAACAGCGACAATGTTGTGTACGCTATTATTGGTATTAGACTGAAGAGTACGCACATTGCTGAGACAGTCGACGTTGAAAAAGTGTCGATACAAATCCAAACAGCAAGCGAAACAGGTGAGTGGATCGTTATACTAAACCCGACTGTGGCTGGCACGTTTACCTACAATGACCAAACCAACAGCGGCGTACAGGTTGCCACGGGCGCAACCGCAAACACCGTGACCAACGGTACAAGACTAGATGGTGGCTTCGCGGAATCGACATCGGGTGGTGGTGGTAGTGGTGGCGGGACAGAGGCGGTGCTGAATGCTATACGTCTTGGCGCGGCAATCGACGGGACGGTTGACGAAATTGTACTATGCTGGATGCCTAACGGCGGAACGAGTAGCCATGATATTGAGGGGTCAATCCACTGGCGGGAACTATCATAAATGGCAGATACGAAAGGGTCAGACTTAGCGAGTACCGCGCCAGCAGAACTGACCGACAATATCTACATGTGGACGTCAGCGAACGTCAGCGGCCGGCTCACACTGGCACAAGTGCTGGCGTTGGTTACAGCCGACATGCAGCAGTCAGTGTACGACCCAGGCGGGGTCAACGATGACGCATTCGCCAGGGCGAACCATACCGGCACCCAACTCTTATCGACCATCAGCGATGCCGGCGCCCTGGCTGCACTGAACACCGTCGCCACCGCACAGATCGATGATGAGGCTGTTACGACCGCCAAGCTGCAGCATATCGCCACCAACCAGTTCCTCGGCCGAATTACGGCTGGCACTGGCGATGTCGAGACGTTATCTGCCGGCAACGCTCGAACGATATTGAACGTCGAGAACGGGGCGACCGCAGATCAAACAGACGGGGAAATCGAAACCGCCTACAACAACCAGGTATCGGTAGTCAGTCAGGTCGAAGCAGAAGCTGGTGTCAGTACGACCGTCCGTCGGTGGACTGCGGAACGTGTAAAACAGGCTATCGCTGCACTGGGCGGCAGCGGCGATATGCTGGCGGCAACCTACGACCCTGCAGCTATCAGCGAACAGCTTGTAGGTCTGACAGCTACGCAGACCCTTACCAATAAAACGCTTACGACACCGACGTTGACACTGAAGCAGTCGGCCACCCCGACGCCAACGGTTGAGGGCGACATCCAGTGGGATACTGATGATAATCAGATCAAGGTGGGTGATGGCGCCGGCACCAAAACTTTTAGTGATGACGCGGTTGTGCAGGCACGCGCAAACCATACCGGCACCCAACTCTTATCGACCATCAGCGATGCCGGCGCCCTGGCGGCTTTAAGCACTGTCAGCAGCACCGAAATCGATGACGAAGCCGTCACCCTGGCAAAGATGGCGCATATAGCGACTGACTCGTTCCTGGGGCGCACGACCGCTGCGACCGGCGATGTCGAGGTTCTGACAGCCGCCCAGGCACGTACTATCTTGAACGTCGCGGACGGCGCCAACAACTACAGTCACCCCAACCATACCGGTGAGGTAACATCTACAGGCGACGGAGCGACTGCGTTGGCGGCGACCGCGATTTCCGGTAAGACCCTGGTCACTGCAGTAGGCGCCGATCATGTTCTGATACTAGACGCGACCGACGGCACGTTGAAGAAGTCGTTGATTTCTGACTTCGCCAGTGCCGGCGGTGACATGGCAGCGGCAACCTACGACCCCGCTACCATCGCAGAGCAGTTGGTTGGTTTGACAGCTACGCAGACGCTCACTAACAAAACGCTGACGACCCCGACCCTGACGTTGAAGCAGTCGGCCACCCCGACGCCTACGGCCGAAGGGGATATACAGTGGGATACCGACGGCAATCAGATCAAAGTCGGGGATGGCGCAGCGACAAAGACCTTCAGCGATGACAGCGTCGTGCAGGCACGCGCCAACCATACCGGCACCCAACTGATGTCGACCATCAGCGACGCTGGTGCCTTGGCGACGTTGAATACTGTCAGCAGTACCGAAATCGATGATGAAGCCGTCACCCTGGCAAAGATGGCGCATATGGCCACAGCATCGCTGCTGGGCCGTAATACGGCCGCTACGGGCGACGTTGAGGTGCTTTCGGCCACAACTGCGCGCAGCCTGCTGAACGTCGAGGACGGGGCGACTGCGGACCAAACAGACGGGGAAATCGAAACCGCCTACAACAACCAGGTATCTGTTGTCAGTCAGGCTGAAGCAGAAGCAGGTGTCAGTACGACCGTCCGTCGGTGGACTGCGCAGCGGGTTGCCCAGGCTATCGCTGCCCTGGGTGGTGGCAGCGGCGACATGCTGGCAGCAACATACGACCCCGCTGCCATTTCGGAGCAGTTGGTTGGCCTGACAGCCACGCAGACGCTGACCAATAAGACTTTGACAACCCCGACCCTGACGCTGAAGCAAGGTACTGCCCCCACCCCTACGGCAGAGGGTGACATCCAGTGGGACACTGATGACAATCAGATCAAGGTGGGTGACGGTGCGGCGACTAAGACGTTCAGCGATGACACGGTTGTGCAGGCGCGTGCGAACCATACCGGCACGCAACTCATGTCAACGATCAGTGACGCAGGTGCGCTTGCAACACTGAATACAGTCAGCGCCACAGAGATAGACGATGAGGCCGTTACGCTGGCAAAGATGGCGCACATGGCGACCGACTCGTTCCTTGGCCGTGACACGGCAGGTACAGGCGATGTCGAGGTTCTGTCGGCGGCGACTGCCCGAACGATCCTGAACGTAGCCGATGGTGCCAACAACTACAGCCACCCTAACCATACAGGTGACGTAACCTCAACGGGTGACGGTGCTACGGTTATCGCAGATGAGGCGGTGACTCTCGCTAAGATGGCACACATTGCGACTGCCAGCTTCTTGGGTCGCACGACTGCGGCCACGGGTGACGTGGAGGTGCTGACCGCTACACAGGCGCGTTCTATTCTGAATGTTGAGGACGGGGCTGATGTCACCGATACCACCAACGTGACGGCGGCGGGTGCGCTGATGGACTCAGAGGTTGATGCCGATATCAAGACCCTGACCCTTCCGGCGAATACCACGATCTCAGCCTTTGGTGCCACATTGGTTGACGATGCGAGTGCCGCCGCCGCCCGAACAACCTTGGGCGTAGACGCCGCAGGCACAGACAACTCGACCGACGTGACGCTGGCGGGAACGCCTGACTACATCACGATCAGCGGTCAGGTCATCACTCGCAATCAGATCGATCTTGCCGCAGATGTAACGGGCAACCTGCCTGTCGGCAACCTGAACAGCGGCGGCGGAGCAAGCGCGTCTACCTACTGGCGTGGCGATGGGACGTGGGCGCCACCCGCCACCCCGAACGTCATTGATACCTATTACGAATACGCCATCGCCGTATCTGATGAGACAACGGCGTTGACTACCGGCACCAGTAAAGTCACGTTCCGCATACCCTCAGATATGACCCTGACGGCTATCCGAGCCAGCGTTACTACGGCACCGACCGGCAGCGTCTTGACAGTCGATGTAAACAAGAACGGTACTACGATACTGACAACGAAGCTGACGATTGATGCAGGCGAGAAGACGTCAGAAACTGCGGCGACCGAAGAAGTGATCAGTCCGGCAAGCGTGACTGATGATGATGAGTTTACAATCGACATTGACGGAGTCGGATCGACGGTCGCTGGTGCTGGCCTCAAAGTCATATTGGTCGGTACACGTCCCGCCACAGTTCCCGTCAATATCGGTTTAGCTCTTACCGCGCCCGACGGCGATATCGCTACCGGCACAGATTTCGATTCTTGGGTTGTGCCGCACGACATGACTTTGCACGCTGGTAAGGATGGGCTGCTATTGACGTTCCGCACAGCACCGACCGGCAGCGTTGCTACACTGGATATTAACCTAGTCGGCACAGGCACGATACTGAGCACTAAGCTGACTGTGGACGCAGGTGAGAAGACCAGCGATACAGCCGCGACCCCTGTTGTGATCAGCACTGTTTCGCTCACCAAGGGCGACGAGTTGTCGTTCGATTGGGATACGGTGGGGGCTACTGTTGCCGGGGCTGGTGCTAAAATTTGGTTTAGGGGATACCTCGCATAATGAGTTTTATTATTAACGCTCCAATACTCGCGACTGTCGGCCAGTATGTGTCGTATTGGAAGATGGATGAAGGTACGGGAACTGTTGTCGGCGACAGTAATACTACCACAGCCAACGATGGGGCTTTTGAGGGATCACCGACATGGGTAACTGGCGTAAAAAACAGCAGTTACGCACTTGCTCTTGGCGGCACAGATGCGGTCGATACCTTTTCTGTGGCCCCGCCAGGATATGGCACAATCACTCTGTGGTTCAGAAAAGCCAATCTCGCCAGTGGCATTGAGTTCCTCTTTAATCACTGGACATCAACCGGTAACAGGATTTACATATATTTGGATCAAAACTCGGGATATGGCGACCAAGTATACACAAGGCTTGGTGGTGCGAGTGCGGTTCAAGCCTTTTCGGGTGGCGTATTTGCGAATCGGTGGACTTTTATAAGTTTCATATACGGAACAACGGCAGAGGTGACACAGAGCAAGGTGTCGTGCAATCTATCCTCGGTTAACACTGCAAATGTTGCGTCCAGTATAGTACCTGAGAGCACCTATTTGGCATTTGGGTCAAATTATTATAGCGGCGGACACCAGCTTGAACTTACTGGTGAGCTTGCAAATTTCAGGTGCTATGACCGAGTACTTAGCGATTCGGATATCGAAAGTATATACATACAGGAATCCAACCGCCCGCCGACTGACTATATTGCGTATTGGAAGATGGATGACAATAGCACGACATTGACTGACAGTGGCCCGCATGGACTTGATGCGACAGACCAAGGGTCTACTAGCTGGGACACAACTGCACATACGGCGTATGGGAGAACCATAGTGCCTACTTTTAGTGGCGGAAGCAATTACTTTCAGGCGTCAGATTCCGATTATTTTACCTTTGGAAACGGGACTACTGATTCGCCGTTTAGTGTGGCATTTTGGGCAAAAGCGCCATCAACTCCGGCGGACTTTGTCTTAAAGGCGAGTACTGACCTTTCGGGCGAGTGGAGTATATCGATTGATCAGAGTGGTGTCTATGCCTATTATGTTTACCTGCAACTCATAGATGATTCCGAAGGGGTATACATACGGAGGTATGCCGATACCACCTTCTCAGGCACAAAGATCCACCACTATATTGCTACCTACAGTGGAAACGGCTCAACAAGCGGCATGAAGATATATATTAACGGGGAAGATGCGACAGGTGATGCAAGCGGCAGTGTCGGTACGTATGTCGCAATGGAAAACACAACCGAACCTCTCAGGATAGGCTACATACACAACCAATTTATGCATGATCTCATGATATTCGACCGCGAACTAACTGCACAAGAGTGCTATGACCTTTTTCACTTTATCAAATAATGCCACAAGTAGTCAACCCAATTCGTTTCAGCACTCTGGCCAACGGACTCATCGGTCACTGGCCGCTTGATGATGCGAACACCAATGGTACTGCGAATGATCTTAGCCCTGAGTCTAGGGACTTAACGAAGATAAACACGCCAACGAGTGTGACTGGTCCTGGTGGGTCACTAACAGAAGCGCGTGAATTTATAGCTTCCAGTAATGAGCGTTTCGAGACGGCCTACGCGAATATTAGTGATGTTTATGATTTTCGGACTGCCGACACTTTCAGCTTTAGCATGTACGCATGGTTCGATGTGGCAGCTAACGGTGATACGCTGCTATCGTTATACGACAGCACAAGCGTTAGAACGTGGCGCGTGCAGAGAACCATCGGTGAGCAAATTAGGATGCAGGGATATACGTCTGACGGTTCACCCTCAACACTAACCTCAAATGATACTATATCCATAGACACTTGGCATCACATAGTAATCACTTGGGATGCTGGCAGTTGTGGCTGCATAATTGATGATGGAACCCCTAAAGTCGTAGGCGGCAAGACTATAGGCGCATCGACCGGATCGCCCTCTTTTCGAGTCGGTTACAATAACTTTGACGGCAGATTGTGCGACGTCCGTATATACGATAGGGTAATTACCGCATCTGAAATTACAGCACTTTACAATCTTGGGATCACCTAATGAAAGAGAAGTACGCGCTAATCAGAAACAGCACCGAACTGGTGAAGTTGACGGTCAACCCGCCGCACAAGGATGGTATCGACCACCCGTCGTGCCAACACGCACCGGAAGGTATGCCCGAAAAGGCCGGCCTGGCGCGCGACTTGGAGTGGCTCCATGTCGAGTACACTGGCAGACCGGAGTACGACGCGGAAACGCAGGGGATTCGTCTTGGTAAAGGCACACGCAGTGGCGACGTGTGGTTACGATCTTGGACACTTTACGATTTAAGCATTGATGAGATCCGTTCTAACGCCCGACATGCAGCACAGCAGGAAGCCGACGATGGGTTTCAGTATAACGGTAAACACTACACGTTTGACGAAGCCAGTAAGTATAACGCCGTGATGATCGCCGTGCTTCTGCAGCTACCCGTGCCAGCCACCATCGATGTCGAGGCGATAGACGGTACGGTCACGACATTGACCGGTGAGGCCGACTATAAAGCATTTTGGACCGCCGGCTTTACGCGCGGCGCCGACATCAGCAAACGGAAAAACGATAAGATCAAAGGAGCGGGATAATGGCTACCCAGGTCGACATTTATAATAAAGCCCTGGGCCGCATCGGTTCCAGGATCAACGTAGCGTCGATCACTGAGACTTCAGCAGAGTGCGACGTGTGTAACCTTTACTATGACGAAGCGCGGCAGGAAACGCTGAAAGCGTACCCGTGGGAATTTGCCACCAAGCACGTCGCGCTGGTCGCTGACAGTGCGCTGCAGACAACCTATGACGCATTGGGCCAACCGGAGTGGACTTACGTATACGATCAACCGTCGGATCATGTCCGCAGCCTGTACCTGGTGCCGGCCAGCGGCGACCCACATCTGCTGGGAGAACCGATAAACTATGAGACTTTCGGTGGACACATTTACACCGACGAAGAAGACGCTGAACTGAAGTACATCGCGGACATCACCGACGTAACGACGTGGCCGGTTGAGTTTATCCGCGCGATGTCGTGGCGCCTGGCTGCTGATATCGTTGCGCAACTGACCGGCGACTTGCAGCGGCAAAGTCTGCTGATGCAGGCGTTCGACCAAGAGATTCGCCGGCTGCAGCGCCTGGACGCGCAGGAAGACCGCCGACCGACCGGAACCCGTAGCAACCCATTTATTGACGCAAGGAGTTAAAGCATGAACCCCAGGGCCGTCAAACCTTCATTCTCATCCGGTGAGTTATCGCCGGCGTTATACAGCCGCGTCGACATGCAGCAGTACCAACTCGGCGCCAGGACCATGCGCAACTTCGTGGTGCGGCCGTACGGCGGCGCCAGCACGCGACCCTGCACCGAGTTTATCTTTGAGGCTTTGGGGCCGACCCGATTAATCCCGTTCCAGTTCAACGTGACACAGAATTACATGCTGGCGTTCAGTGAGAAACGGCTGCGCGTGTACACTTCTGACGGGCTTATCGTCACCGACCCCGCGGCCGACAGCGACCTTGTATGGCGCAATCCATCGGGCGACATCTACTACCTGGACGGTAGCACTTTCGTCGACCCAGGGATCTACGAACCACAGACCGTATGGTCGAGCGACGTCGAGTTGACGCTTGGTGATGTTACCAGCCTTAACGAAGGTGAATGGGCTTGGGGCGACAATAACAGCTTAGGGTATGATACGCTGTACGTACGCCTGGCCGCAGGCACCGCCAACGTAGAGGTGCCGTTCACCATCGGGACGCCGTACAGCTACGCCGACCTGGCGCTGCTGAAATACACCCAGGATGCTGACGCGCTTTACCTGACACATCCTGACTACAAGATGCGCAAGTTGACCCGCCTGGCGAACGACGATTGGACCTTCCGCACCATCGACTTTTCCATAAAGATCAACCCACCGACCGGCGTTACCGCGTCGTTTAGTGAAGGCAGCAAAGACGGTAGCCGCACAGTTCAGTACGCGGTATCATCCATCGGCGCTGATGACGAAGAGTCAACACCCAGTGAGCCGTTCGATTTCGACGTCGGCAGCATATGGATCGCCGGTAATATTGTCCAGGTAGGTTGGACGGCTGACGCCGACGCTGTTGCTTACAACGTGTATAAATCAGAACGTGGCCAGTTCGGGCTGATCGGGACGGTCGACAAAAGCAAGGCACGCGAGACGGCTACCACTACCTTCGACAACGGCGGGTCGAACCCTAGCAACGTCATCGACGGCGACCGCAGCAGCCGGTGGCAGGGTCCGAGTAGCGGGTCATCTGCCGACGGCACCGACTACATCGGCATCGACCTGGGGTCTGCTCAGATCGTTAAGAAGCTGCGTGTTCTGCAGGGGAAAGGCAGCAGCATTGCGGGTGTCGGGCCGGCCGACTACAAGGTGCAGTACAGCACCGTCGGCACCGGCGGGCCGTGGACTGATGTCACTACCGTACAGGTCACAGACCCCGATGAAAACGAAAACTACTGGCAGGAAATACCTATTGACTCGGTTACCGCCCGCTGGTGGCGCCTTTTATGTGACAGCGCACCGTACGTACAGCGCCGGCGCCGCTACGGTAGCAACTCCGAAAAATGGGCCGTATACGAGTTTGAGGCGTACACCGAGGGTATTCCGGTGTCGTTTGAAGACGATAACATCATCCCTGACGTCGCCGTCGGGCCGAAGGAAAGCCGCGACCCGTTCAACAGCGCCAACCCAGGCAGCGTCGGGATATTTCAGCAACGACTACTGGCAGCACGTACCGATGCGCAGCCGCAGACGTTGTTCGCCAGCCGCACTGGCGACTTCAACAATATGTCGATCAGTACCCCGCTGCTCGACGATGACGCTATCGAAGCGACGATTAGCGCCCGCCAGATCAACGAGATTCGCCATATCGTACCGATGAGGCAGCTAATACTGATGACGTCCGACGCTGAATGGTTGGTGAACAGCGGCCGCAATGATGAACCGTTGACCCCGCGCAGCGTCCGGTTCGATATTCAAGGCTATTACGGCTGCAGCGATATTGAGCCGATTGTCATCGGTAACGACGTCATATTCCTGCAAAATTCTGATAAGGATATCCGTAACCTGTTCTACCAGTTTGAGGATGACGCCTACCGCGGCAACCATCTGTCGGTGCTGAGTGAACATCTGTTTAAGGGTCGCAAGGTCGTATCCTGGGCGTATCAGCAGGAGCCGAATAGCGTGATATGGTGCGTGATGGATGACGGCACGTTGCTCGGCTTCACGTATCTACGTGAGCACGAGGTCTTCGCCTGGCATCGACACGACTGCGGCGAGTCTACCGACAGCCTTGCGTCGTTTGGTGTCGAGCGTGCTAACGGCTGGTTCCGCGACGTTGCCTGCATCCCAGGACCAACCGATACCGACACCTGGCTCGTTGTCGAGCGGTATGCTTGGATGACCTGCGTCGGCACCCCGACAGAGGCCGCTGGTAAGATGACGGTGCCGGCGTTGCCTGGCCTCGGTCTATCCGACGTGTTCAAAGACGGCGAAGACGTGTATGTGACTGATTCTAGTTACGGCGCGGGGTTTGGTGGCATGGTGGGTGAGGTCATTGGCACATACGAAGCGTCGAGCGATACCGTCGTGCTAAACGCCAAAGCCGCAACTTTATTCATATCTGAAGACGGCGACTTTAACCTGGGCCGGCGGTACTTTGGCATCGAACGGTTCTCGCGCGACCGTACGCCCGAAGACGATATCCGGTTGTCGGCGTTCCTGGACGCTTCAACGTACGCGGAGTTTAAGTACACCGACGAAGCGGCGCAGTCGGGCGACAACCCGTCGCTGATCACGATCCAGCGTGATGCCAGTTACAACTTCAAGTTTACGACAACAGCGGCCGGTCAGACGTCGGGCAGCTTTCTGTTAGACGATGGCAGCGAGGCGTTTTTCTTGGATAAGTATATTTTTGCTGCGGTGTACCGAGGTGAAGAGTACTATTTTCGCGTCGACTCCACCATATCCTCACCAACCGCCACCGAGGCATGGTGTAGGGCTTGCGATGAAGACGGTGTAGACCTCGACAGCCCGTCGAGTATTTTCGTCGCTATGACTGTCAACCAGGCGTACCGTCTTGAAGCGATGTATTTTGCACCTGACGATATGACAGGTTTTGAGAGGTTTATCGGCCGAGAAGTGTACATCCAGCAGGGTAAGTATGTGCTGCCGGCTAACGCCACTGTAAGCGGTAACGGCTGGGTGCAGTTCCCAGGTGATCGCACCGATCCGTTAAACAACCCAGCCGGCGCTAATGTACCAGCGTATGGGAAGGTACGTGTTGGTATCCGCTACACGGCGGAACTGGAAACGCTGGACTTAGACGTGCAGTCGGATAAAGGCAGCGCCCAGGGCCGGCGCAAGAAGCTGCCGAAAATCACGATGCGTTTAGAGAACAGTTTCGGCGGCGAGGTCGGCCCCGACAGCAGCAACACGTACCCGATCCGCGAAGAGAAAGACGCCAGCGAGGACTACCACAATGACCTGTTCACCGGTGACAAGGAGCTTGCCGGCAATAACTGGGATAAGAACGGTCGGGTGTACGTTAAAGCCCAGTATTACCCCATTACGGTTCTCGGTATTATACCGGAGGTTGTCATTGGCGAATGATCTACACGCCGGCCACATTGGAAGACGCCGAGGCTTTAGCGCCGCATCTCAAGCAGCAAGACATTGTCGAACTTTGGGAAGGTCACCGCACGGCTCCGCTGCCGGCGCTGCGCCGCTCCGTAGAAGCCAGTGACACCGCATTCACGGCCAGCGAAGACGGTGAGGTTGTCGCCATCTTTGGCGTCGTGTCGTATTCGTTGCTGGACGGCAACGGTGTCGTGTGGATGTTGTCGCGGGATCTGAAGCCGCATATCCGCACCCTGGTGAAGGACGCACCGCTGCTGCTGCGTTTAATTTCTACCAATTACACGCATATCGGCAACTACGTCTACGCTGAAAATGAACCAGCAATTAGGCTGCTTTTGCGACTAGGCTTTGAAATCCAGCCGGCTGTACCTTACGGTGTAGCCAATAAACCGTTCCACCCGTTCACAGTGAGGGTCAGTAAGTTATGTGTCCCAGTTTCTTAGCAATGCCGCTTCTATCGTGGGGAGGCGGCGCCGGCATGACGCTCGGTGCAGCGAGTGCCAGCGCAACTGCAGCCGGCGCAACATCGTTTACAGTTGGTAACGCTTTGGCCATCGGCGGCGCTGCCATGTCCGGAGTTCAAGCCTATCAGACCGCACAGTTCGAGGCCGACCAGGCGAAAGCCAACGCGGCCAACCTGCGGATGGAGGCAGAGATAACTGCAGAGGCCGACGCTGAAAAGCGCGACCTGACCCGCCGGCGCGTCCGTAGCGAGATCAGCAGGGCGCGTACATCGATTGCTGCCGGCAACGTCAAGCTGGGCGTCGGCACTGCAGCCGACATCGAGGAAGACATCGCCGCTATCGGCACTGAAGACCTCTTCGCTCTGGACCGCAACGCCCATCTGCAGCAGGTCGCTTATCGGCAGCAAATCAGCGCGCAGCGCGCAAGCGCACGTAACTACCGGCGCAGCGCCAACCTGGCGATCCCGACATCACTGTTGGCCGGCGCGTCGAGGCTAGTCTGATGCCCCGCGTACCGGAACCCGAACGCCGTGTTGGGTTAAGCGGCGCCCCAAGCCTACGCACTGACGTGCAGCCGGTCAGCAACAAACTTGGTGACGCGGCCAATACGCTGTTCAGTAAGCTGTCGCTGGCCAACGCCAAAAAGGCTGAAGACCTCGCGTTCCGAGAACGTGAACGGGTGATGCAAAAAGCTATCACCGATACGCAGCAGGGCTTACACGACTTCATGCATACACCTGGCACCGGCCTGGCCAACCTGACCGGCGAGGCCCGCGAGGGGACGATGGCGTTGTGGACAGATTGGCGGGACAAGGCCCAGGGCGTCTACGCCGGCGACCTCGACCCCGAACAGCTTGAGGGGTGGCGTAAGGCCATTCTGCCGCTGTTCCAGGACAACGACGTTAAGGTGCTGGCATCCAACACCGCGGCGGTCCAGGAGGGTCAACTCAACGAGGTCAGCGAGATTAACCGCCAGGCGCATATCTATGCCGACGTCAACTGGAAGCTGCCACGCGACACGCGGTCGATGATCCGCCAGGCGCGTATGGCTGTCGACCGCGCCGGCGCCATTCACGGTGATTGGGACGGCAACGAACTGTCGGTGGAGCAGGACAAGGCCGCCGCAGCCATCGTTGACACCGTTTACAACGCGGCGCTGAGAAACAAAGACTACGTAAGGGCGCGCCAGGTCATCGATACGCACGGTACGCTGCTGAACACCGTGAAAGCCGGCGCCGCTGATGATCGGCTGCAGACAATCGAAAAGCGCGAAGAGGCCGACCGTGTAGCCGCTGAAAAGGCGGAAGCACGCGAGGCGCGTCGCCAAACTGAAATGCTGCAGATGGACTTGGAGGCCGGCGGCGACGAGGTGCTGGACTTCCTTTCGACGTCTACTTACGCCGAGGCGAACGAACGCTACGGCGGGTTAGACTTCAACACCTGGGCCGGCGCCAAAGAAGCAGCCGACACCGCAAAGGCCAACCGCGCTGCTGCCGACTTGGAACACCAGGAACGCCGGGCGCGTATTCGTTTGAACGATGCCGTCGGGCAGTACGGTAGCCTGCGGAACGCAGTGGTCAACGGAGCTATTGACCCCGCCAACCTGCCGGCCAGCGTACGGGAAAAGTACAGCGAATTGTTTAAGGCTGAAGGAGTGCAGGCGTTTAAGGACGCCGACGCCCAGGCGCGCGAGTTCGTTAAAGACGCCCTGGCCGAACAGGAACTGCAGCAGCAGCAACTGGAAGACCAGGAACAAGAGATTAAAGACTTCGACCGGTTCGACCGCATCTTTACTTTCGTCAGCACCCACCCTGGTGAATTGACTACCCGTCAGAAATCTATCGTGCATCAGAGCAGCCATAACCTGCCCGACCATCTGCGTAGCCGCATCACCGCTGCGCTGACCGCGCGACGTGAGCGGGACGAAGCACCGCCAAATCTGAAAGGCTGGCTGACCGCAGCAGCGCAAGCCGACGCGGATATTCTTGATATGGTGCAAGACAAATCTGAATGGTTCGACGGTGTCAGCGCCGCTAAGACTGCAGAGTCTATCAGCGCCGCGCTGCGTGACCATGTTACGACGTGGGCTAAAGAACGTGGGGTGGCGCCATCACCGTCTATGGTTGAAGAGTTTATGACGTCTGACGAATTGATCCTGAAGCTGCAGACGGTCAAGAACTTGAAGACGTATAACAAGTTCATCAAAGACTACCTGGACGCTACGCCAGGGGGTCAACCGATAGTGCCGGCTGTACGGGACGGCGCCGCACCATCGTCAGAACCCGATGGCGCCGGCTTCCCCGTGCAAGGTACAGGCGCCGTCGACCTTCGCGCTAAAGAGGAAGCATTCCGCAACGGCGAAACGCCGGCAGCGCCTACCGGCCGTCGGGCGCCGGCGCCACCGGATCTACCCAAGACGCCGGCGCGGCGCGGGATTCACAACCAGCCCACCCCGTTCTAAAAGGTAACCATGTCAGAACCTTACTACATTGACCGCGAACGGATTAAGCTGTTTCGCGCCAACTGGGATTTCCTTACTGCACGTGAACAGACACTGGTCAATGAGGCCGACAAGTTTGTGCCGCGCGAGATCGACTACACCGGACTGCTCAGTCGCGGCCAGGCCGGCTTCACTACCGACGAAGAACGCAACGCGTTTATCCAGTTCAGCGGCAACCTGTGGAACCTCGACCCGAACCAGCCGGCAGAGAACATTTCTTACTTCGCCTTTGGTGAACGTCTGCAGCCGCAGGCTGCGGTCGACCGACTGCTGCCGATCATCGAACGGCGCGCCGCGTTAGGGCAGGAACCTGTCGACACGCTGAAGGATATGGGCGAGGCTGAAATGAAAGCCCGCGCCGGCGTCGAAGACGAAGACACGCCCGAACAGGTGCAAGAGAAGCTGAACGCGCTGCGCAAAGAACTGGGCGATCAGTCGCCGGCCGCTGCACTGCACGCGCTGGAAACGCAGATGACGCCGGCTGAAGAAGCTATCGCCTGGCGTGTCCTGACCAGTGGTCGAAAGGAGTATTTAAGCGAGTGGTTGGAAGACCGCTACGGCGGCGGGATGCCGGCCGAAGCTGCGCTGGCGCATAAGCGTATCGCGCAGTGGGTCGGGATGGCCGACCCGCGTATCGACCTAAACATCCCCTGGGTACCGGACAACCTTAACAACGCGGTCGCTATCTACGCTCAGTTGAAAGACATTTACCAAACTGCGCAGGACGTGGCGGTGCGCGAGATTTCACCGGAAACAGAGCGACGTATCGCCAGCCATATCCAAAGCGTATACGGCGCCTTGGATATTTTTGACGAAGAGACAGGCGAAGTACGGCCGACCGGCAAGGCGCGCGAACTGATTCGCCAGACGGCCATCGACCGCTTGACCGAAGACTACATCGCCCAGGCGACGAACGTATCGGGGTTGGCTCAAACGATTGGCGCAGAGCCGGTAAGTGAATCGCAAATGCGCGCCCGTGCGACCCAGGAAGTCAACGCGTTTCTTGCTGACCCGACCGAAACGCGGCAGCGTATGGAAGTCGAGCGGCAGCGTATCGCAGACCGCGACATCAGCCGCGCGCTCAACTACAAGCTGGAAGAAACCGGCGACTTCTTCCACGACAACATGCCGAAAGCTGCTGCCGTTCTGACCGACTTCGCAGCGATGGCGTTGTTCTCAGCACCGACGTGGGGTATCGGCGGTGGTACCTATATGGCCTACCGCTACATCCCGCGCATGGAACTGGAACTGGTCGAGGCCGGCGCCCCGCCGCAGCTTGCCCGTGAGATCGCCAACATCAGTGCGATCCCTTACGTCGGTTTAGACTTTATCGGTCTGCGCGCTGCCAAGCCGATGGGTAAAGCTATCATCGGCACCAAGGTTGGCGAGGCTGCAGCTAAAGCCGCCGGCGGTATGGCGGTTAAGCCGCTGAAGTACATCAATGA